CCCCCGCCGCTGGCATTCGCAAGGCTGTTCGCCAGCGGCTTGAAGATCAGGTCCTGCAGGAGAAGGTCGAGCAGCCCGGTAATCAGCGGGTCGTCGGTGCCGATCGCGTCCGCAATCGCGTCGCGGATGCCGCCGCGCACATGCTCGATCTCGTCGACGATCAGCTGCTCGGCATCGTCGCCTAGGTCGCTTTCGTTGAGCCCGCGGGCATAGCGCTGCAGCGGGCTCTCGTAGTCGCGGGCGATGCCTTCTGCTTCGTTCGCGCGAATGGTGTCGAGGTCGGCAAGTCGCTGGCGAAGAAGCGCGACTTCCTTTTCGCGGCCTTTGGCAAGTTCCAGCGTCGCGATCTGGTTGCGCAGTTCGGCCTTTGCCGCCTCGATCTGAATTGCGAGGATCTGCTGCTCGAGCCGGGCGCGTTCTTCGCGGTCCGACGTTATGCTCAGTTGCGAGCGAAGGACGTCTTCTTTCGCCCGTGCGGTGTCGGCTTCGAGTTGGCCCGTGCGCCGAAGCTCTTCAAACTGCGCCTCGCGCTCGCGAATCTCAGCATAGAGCCCAGCGTTGCCGCGCACGATGATCTGGCCCTGCTCGTCGATCTGTGCGGCCACGCCGAACAAGCTCTCGAGCAGTTTGAGTTGCGCGTCCTTCTGCGCACGGCTGAGGTCGGCATTGCTCTCAATGTCCGCGCGGCGCTGGGCGAGTTCCACCGCGTCGAGTTCGGCCTGCAGGTTCGCGCGCTCATCGATGTCCTCGGTGAGGTTGAGCCGCGCCTGAATTTCTTCGGCGCGAAGGCGGGCAATCTCGGCTTCCTGCCGGGCGGCGATCTCGTCGGCGTCGGGACCGGAGCGGGTGCGGGTCTTAGTTTTCTTCGGCGAGGTGGCCGCGCTCGTATCAACCGGAGCAAGGCCGTTGATCGACTTGGTGAGTTCGGAGACGACGCCCTGCGCATCTTTCACCGCCTTGTTGGCGGCGCGCAGGTTGTTCTGCGCCTCCTGCGATGCCTTCTGCGCGGGGCCTTCGATCGCGATCCCGGTGCCGCCGAACTGGTCGCGGGTCAGCGGGCCGCCAACGGCGCGCGCCTTGCGCACCTCTTCCTGCGCATCGATAGCGCGAAGGCGGGCGGTCTGGCGTGCGGCTTCGGCCTTGGCCTTGGCATTGAACAGCGCCTGCCGCGCCTCTTCGCGCAGTGCCTTGGCGTTGGCCAGCGCTTCTACACGGGCGCGCCCGGTGGCGGTAGCAAGGTCGGAGGTCGCCTTCTCGGCGCGCGCCTGCACCTCTTCCAGTTGCTCTTGCTGCTTTGCGTATTCGCCCGTCGCCTTGGCTGCGTCGAGCGAGGACTGACGCACCTGATCGAGCACGTAAACCAGCCCGGCGAGGAAGGCGACAATGCCCACGCCCTGCAAACCGCGCAGCGCGAAGGTGAGAGCTTCGGTCGCCGTGGCCGCGCCGCCCATAGCCGCGGTAAGCGCGAACACGGCATTGCTACCCGCAATTGCGCTGGCGACCATGCGGACGCCCATCGACGCGGCGATTACGGCAAGCGCCGGTATGATCACGTCGAGGTTGTCGGCAAGCGCTTTGATTGCCTCGGCCATCGCGCCGGTTGCGCCGGATGCCTGCCCCGCTTCGCCCAGGTATCTACCCAGCTGGTCGTTGAGCGACTGGAAGGCACCCGAGAGCGTGATTGTAGCGTCGGCCGCCTTGCCTTCAATCAGTTCGGCGTTGTCGAGGATCGCTCGGTAGAACTCCTGCGACGACACTTGCCCGTCATAGATGGCTGCGCGGAGCTTGTTGATTGACCCGCCATACTTGTCGGTCGCAGCCACAGCTTCGAGCAGCGGACGCAGGCCGCCCTCATTGATCTGCTGATATTCTTCGGCTTGCACCTTGCCGGCGGCCAATGCCTGCACGAGCCCCAGCGTTGCGCCTGCGGCCTCCGCCGAAGACTTGCCGGTTACGAGCAGGGACTGAGAGACCGCTTCCGTGAGGGTCAGAAGTTCCGACTGCGACGCGCCGAGATCGCGCCCGGCTTGCGCGACATTGCCGTACAGGTCCGCCAGCGCGTTGACCGAGACGCCATAGCGCGAGCCGAGCTCGTAAAGGCGTTCTTGCACCTCGGCCAGTTGCTCGCCTTCGAGACCCGCCACCTTGAGGGCGTTCTGCAGGCGGGTGAAGTCGTCGACGAGCGAGCCAATTTCGCGGGCGCCAAAGCCCGCCGCCAAAGTGCCGGCCAATCCCTTGAGAGTGCTGCCTATCGCGCCCGACGAGCGCTTCATTTCCGCCTCGAGGCGTTTGACCGACTTTTCCTGTCGTCCAAGAAGCTGCTCGACGCTGGTCGTGGTGCTGCGAAGCTCGGCCTTGTAGCGACCAAGCTCGGCACGAATTTCCAAGATTACAGGATCGACCTCGGCAGCCACGGTAACTCCAACTTGAGCGACCGGAGCCTATGAGGCACAAGGGGCGGGAATTACCGCCGCAAGGGGAGGGCGATGAAGGCTGCTTTGATCATAACCGCGCTACTGGCGCTCAGCGCGTGCGATGCGTTCGACCAGTTCGCGGACGCGAAGGAAATCGCAGCGCGCGATTTGAAGGATCCGGATAGCGTCCAGTTTCGCGGCCTGGAGCATTGCCCGGAGAGCGATGCGATCGTGCATGGCGAGCGCAACGGCAAAAATTCCTACGGCGCCTATGCCGGATACGAGGAATTCTGGGTCAAAGGTCAGCAGGTCTACACGACGGAATCGGCTGACGTCGACGAATTCACCGCGCTCATGGCCGAGTGCGTCGGCATGACGGTCGAGGAGTTCAGCGGCAGCATGGAAGCGGCCATGCACTAGCTCTCTCGGTGCGCCTTCACAAAGCGCATGAGCCCAGCGGAGGCTGGCTTGCTCTTCTTCTCGGGATTGGTCGCCTCGGAATGCGCTTCGAGCGCTTCGAGATATTCGGCCATGTCGACCGTTCGCCAGTCGATGCCTAGCTGTCCGCAGTTTGCGATGACGGCTCCGCGTCGGAAGGGTTCGGCTTGGTCGTCATCGCGGCGCTTTTTTTTTCAGCCTTGAGATCCACCCCCCGCACCGCCGCGTCCGCGATCTGGAATGCCAGTGCCGCGGCTTCGGCAAGCGGGCGGGCTGGATAACAGTAGTCGTCGACGAGGTGCTTGGCCTTGGTCGGGCCTACGTCATCCTCTTCGCCGTCGACCATGCCATGATCCCCGCCGATCAACGCAAGGCGGATGAAGTCACGTAGCGCCGTGACGGGCGGGCCGCTCGGTCCGATGTAATGGAACGCGCCTTCTTTATCGATGCCGATCGCATCGGTGAGCTTGCCCCAGAAGTCGAAGATCGAGCCGTGATCGCGCTCGAAAGCCGTCACCTGCGGCATGGGGAGCCAGAAGCGGTACGTCCCGTCCGCGAACTCGGTGACGACTTCGGTGCTCATGGGTTAGCCGCCCAGTCCTTCGCGCATCAGGCTTCAGCTGCCCACGTCCAAATGCCATCGCTGGCAAGGGCGACTTCGCCCGAACTGTCGCCGTTGGCATCGAGGCTCATGTTGGCGCTGGTCATGTTGAAAGCGCCCGAGAAGGTGCCCATCAGTTCGCCGGTGTCGGTACCATCGTACTGGTAGAGCTCGATCTGATAGTTGCCTACGATGCCGAGAGCAGCTTCGAAGTCGGCGATGCTGGCTTTGTCCACGCCGCCGGTGCCGGTGATGTCCATCTGCTTGCCGGTCGTGCGCGAACGACGAACAGCAGGAATGCCCGGCTTCGCGCAGTCGCGGCGGAAGCGGTCGTTCGTATTGGCAGTTCGGTTGATCGAGACGTTTTCGATGCCGCAGATCGCGGTGAAGGTCTCGGTTGCTTCGCCGTCACCGATCTTGATGAGGGCAAAGTCGGATTCGTTCGGAACACTCACTCGGCTTCTCCGCGTTGAATTACACGCAGAGACGCTAGGGCCGCTCGCTAGTCCGATTTACCGCCGCTTAGTTTCGCTCAGCAGGTTCATGAGCGGAAGGGCCGCCACTCGGTCTGCAATGTCGTGGTATTCGGCAAGCTCGAGCTTTTCCATCACGCGCGCCAAGCCTTCATCGTCGAGCGCGCCCGATCGGTGAAGCTCCGACAGCAGGATCAGGAATACGTCGAGCGCAGGGTTGGGCGGGTGAACGTCCACGCGCGGACCATAGCTATTCCGCGAGCACTCGGCAATTGAGTTGCGAAATCCAGTGCCAGTGGTTGGGCTCGTCGTCCGGTAGCAGCTGCATATCGCTGAACTCGATCTTGCACACTGCGCCGCCGGTCAGCACCAGGCGGTTGTCTGCGAACACCGTCTCGATCGCGGATCCGATGCGGGCGATATGGTCCTCGCCGGTCTCGACTATCACGCCGCCGCTTTTCCGCGGCCCGGCGAATGCGTGAACGTCGAACGAAACCCGGGCCCCGCGAACGCAGGAGGCGCGCAGACGCAGCGTGCGCGGGCTAGCGATAAGGATGAACGGCCAAGTCGGCGTACCGTCTGGCGCGATAGAGGTGGCCGGAACAAGGGCCGTCAGCCCCGCGTCAGCCTTTGCGCGGACGAGCAGAGCGCGCTTTACGAGGCGCTGCAGGCTGGTCGGTGTCGCCATCGGCTTCTTCCTTCTTGGTCAGTGCGCCCTCGGCTTCGGCCTGGTCGGCGACGTATTGGAACACCTCGTGCGTGCCGGCCGGATAGTTGATGGTCTTCTCCGGAGTGCGGTAGGTCCACGGGGCGGCGAGTTCGATGGTGGTCATGGGCTTGCTCCTATCCTGACCGCTTCACGAGGGTATTGAACTGCTCGGCAAACCGGTCGCGTATCTCGTCCGCTTTCTTGTCACGCGCCGGGCGAATATGCGGACGGGGCGCCATTTTCGACGTGCCAAACTCGAGCGGCTTGCCATGCGCGGACTTGCTACGGAACTCGGCCGAGACGCGCCCGGTCTTCGCAGTTTCGAAACCGGCCTGCAGATCGCCGGTATCGCGGTTCGGAGCTTCGCCGGGTTTCGAAGCGACGTGCCCCGCGCCCGATACCGAGCCAGCGGACACCATGCGAAATGCCTCGGCGCGGATTGTGTCGGCGCCTTCGTAGACCACCGCACCGGCCATGCGCTCGACCTCGGGGCCTTGCAGCCGCTTCAATCGGCGCAGGTGCTTATCGAGACCCTTGAGCGCCATCTACTTGCGCCTCGCGCGGCATTCGTACCCGACGCCCGCAGGATCGCGCGTCACGGTCAGCAAGCGCCACTGGCCAGCGTTATCGCCGGATGCGACGCGGATCTCGGCCTTGTCGTCGAGCGTGGCCGAAAACCCGAGCACGAGAATGCGCGCATCCTGCTCGGTGAAGCCCTCGGCCTGCCGCATTGCGATCGTGGGCGCGTCGAACTGCGCCTTGCACGCAACCTCGACCGGCGTCCCCGGCGAAATGATCGAGCCACCCGCGTCCTTGACCGGCGTCCCCGGCCACCATGCTACGGCGTCGACGAACGGCGCACCGAACCGGTCGGCAAAGCCCACGGCGATCGAGGCGAAGGCAGCGTCAAACACGGGTCGGCGGCGTCCAGGCGAGACGGGCCCCGCCGAAGATGCGCTTGGAGAGGTCGATGTAGTCGCGGCCATACGAGGTCGCAGCGAAGCCGGTCTTGCTCGCGAGGCCGTCCGAAACGGTGGCCGAGAAGGTGCCGCTCTTGAACGACGTGACACCGGCCGGGATCGCGCCGGAGCCAAGCCCCTGCGTCGTCAGCCGGTGCGCGGTGAAAAGCATGATCCCGTCGTCGCGGTTCGCATCGGGCCAGTTCGCGGTTTCGGTCTCGCCCTTGTCGAGCCATGCTTGCACCGTCGCATCGGCCACGGCATCGAACGCCGGATAGAGTGCGCGGAATTCGCTGATCGTCGGTGCGGTGTAGGCCATGGCTTCGGTTTGCTCCTATGCGCGGCGCGGAATTACCGCCGCAACGAGAAGGGCCGCCCCGCGCTATGCGAAGCGGCCCGCCCCCTGAGACCCGACAGGGCTCATTCCTTGCCGTCGTCGGCCTTCGGCTTCGGCGCTTCCTTGGCGTCCTTCGAACCAGCCTTGGCGAACCACTCTTCCGGCGCGTCGTCCAGTTCGGCTTCGGCGCCCGGCTGCACTTCGACCAGCTTCCCCTTGAGGTAGCCGCCGCGCGGGCCGTTCGAGATATTGGTGAACTTCGGCATGTGTCGTGCTCCTTAGAAGCTGTCGCGGTAAACGATCGCCTTGGGCAGACGAACGTCCAGACCACCGACGTTCATGATGCCGGCGACCTCGTAGACGAGGCTCGACTTCTGGAACGCGGGCAGGAACTGGTGCGGACCCGGCAGCAGGAAGCGCAGCACCTGGGCGTTGCGCTCGTATGCCACCATGCGGGTCGTCGAACCGGTGCCGGCCGTCTCGAGCGCGCGGCTCTTGAGGATGGTCAGGTTCGCACCAGCGACGTTGTTCGCTTTGAGGTAGGACAGGATGGTCATGTCCGAACCGTCGGCGCGCGGCGTGGTCGCGATGTAGTTGTAGGCCGAGGTCGGCAGGACCAGCGTGTCGGCAATCGCCGTCTCGCCCGTGCCGGTTTCGACCGCAGTCAGCGCGGCGTTGATGTCGCGCAGGATCTGCGCCGGCGTCTTGGCCGACCAGAGGCGCGACGAGCTCGTGCCGTCAGCAGCAACCTGCGCAGCGGTGACCGCGCTGTTGTTGGTGAAGCCGGTCCAGCCCTTCTCGTTGTTGCCCGCCGGGGTGTTGCCCGTCATGGCGATCGAGTAGATGAACCGGTCGGCGGCCTGCACCGCGGCCTGCGCCTTGTCGCTCGAAAGCGAACGGCCCAGCTTGGCGGCGCGCTGCATTTCCTGCGTGTTCCACTCGTAGCCGATGGCGGCGAGGTGGAAGTTGCGGGTTGCCTGCGTCATCTTGTTCGATGCGTAGGGCACATCGAAAGCGCCCGCCGACATGAACTCGGCCTGGCCGACATTGTCCATCGAGTAGACGAGCGTGCCGACATCCCACATATCGCCCTCGGAAACGACCGGGACGAACGGGGTGATGTCGAAGCTCGGGTACTTGGTCATGTAGACCTCGGCCTCGATGCGGTGCAGCTGCGGCGTCAGGAAGGCGAGGCCGACCTGCGCGTCGCTGAAAAAGGCATCGGCCTTGTCTGCGAAGGTTGCGGCGAGGCGAGCGTTGTCGTTCGCCCAAGCCGAGATGACCGCGCGCTTCACATCGGCATCGGCCGACATGAAGAGAGTGGCATCCTTGATACCGCTCTGGCTGTCGTAGAGATTGGTGATAGCGTTCATGGTATCAGACCCCCTTAGCGACGGACGATACGGCAGAGGCCGTCCGTCACGGTTTCGTCAGCAACCCAACCGGTCGCAATGTGAGTGGCGTCGGCGGCGGTGTCGCCAATGCCGTCTGCTGCGCCAGCGCCGGTGCCGACGGTGAGCGCTGCGCCGTCCGCGACCGCGCCGGTCACTTCGACGAAGATCGCGCCCTGCGTCATGACGGGTACGTTGTCGTACTGCGCATAGGTGTCGGCGTCCTGACCGGCGACCGGCGCCTGCGCGCTGGTTGCGATGGTGAAGCCGAGGAAAGTGGCCAGCGTGCCGACCGTGGCCGTGCAACCGTGGTCACCCGAGCCGCGATAGACCGGGACACCAAAGCCGATGCCTGCCGAGTCTTCGACGGTGCGCGTGATGCGGTTGCTGGTTTCGCCGTTGGCGACCATGCCAGCAAAGCCCTTTGCCGGGGCTTCGCTATAGGTGCTCTGGAGAGTGGGCATTTTTCAGGCTCCCTTAGCTGTAGCGCGCGGTGCGCAGGGCGGTGACGGTTGCGGCGGCGTCGGTGGTGACGTTCGCGCGCGGGGTGAAGGATTCGACCGTTTCGGCCGTCTTGGCATCCGCAGTCAGCGCATCGAAGCGAGCCTCGATGTAGTCGTCCGACTTGTCGGTGCAGTCGATGCCCTTGGCGTCGAGAGCCATCCGGCGAACTTCGCCCACGGTCTTGCCGGCAGTGTCGGGCAGCTTGTCGCCGCACACTGCCTTGGCCTTGGCCACGGTGTCGGCCTTGGCGTCGGCGAGCGCGTCGATCTGGGCCTGGTCGACGACCTTGCCTTCGAGTTCCTCGACCTTCGCGTCGAGCTTGGCGATCGCCTTGTCGTGTTCGGTCTGGGCGTCGGCGAGGGCCTTGTCGGCGGTCGCGACTTTTGCCTGCAGCTTGTCGAAGGCCGCGCTGACTGCGTCAGCATCCGACAAATCGACCTGCAGACCATCAAGCGTGATCTTCTTCATGGGTTCATCCTTGGTTGCGGTGAGTTCCGCCACTCGGGCGGGGTTGGCATCGCAGACCGCGAAGCGATCCGAGATTCGGCATTCGGAACCAGCGCGACCCTTGTTGACGAGCGCGATATGGTTTCCGGTGATCGAGGTCTGCACGGCGTCGTAGGCCGTGCCGTCGGGCGCGATGCCCGGCTCATGCTTGAGGTCGGTGGCGTACCCATTCGAGAGTTCGCGCTTGCCCGCTTCAACAGCGTCGATTGTCGCGCCATCGGTCAGCATCAGGTCGAAGGCCACGTATTCGCCATCGCGAACCGCACCCATGATCGTGCCGCGGGCATGGTCGCGCCAATTGTCGCGCGTTACCGGGGCGGCCGGGTGATTGTCGGTGATGGGCTTGCCGACGAAGCTGGCGAGGCTGGCGCGATCGAAGACCTGATCGCCGGGGCGATAGACCTTGACCACGGCTTTGTCGCGCAGGCCGTGCTCGTTGTTCGGGTCGACCTCGTGGCCAGCGTAATCGTAGATCCCGGTGCGAGCAGCTCGGGCGCGCACTTTGAGGAACCCATCACGGGTCCGCTGAGGAGCGTCTAGCGTAAGGTGGTCCGCACAGAACATGCCCTACGCATAGGCAGGGCAGGGGAGGCGTTTACCGCCGCTTAGGGTGGCGTGATCGTGGCGCCCATTCGCCAACCCGGCCAAGGTCCATAAACCACGCCAGAAGCGGGAGCGTGCTCGCCGGGCGCGAGGATTTGGAAGTCGTGGACGATCCGATACCCATCGGCATCATATTTACGCCTGGCATCGGAGCGAAAAAGGCGAAACCCTTCACCCTTCGCGGCAGCCTTCGCGCACCACGCTTCCGTCTCGGCTGCAATTTTTTCTGCGGCAAAGCGGGTCGATGAAATAGGCTCGTCGCAAATTCGGCGCGCCGCCTCGACTGCCCCGCGATCAATCTCGTAGCCGGGAAAGGCAACCTCTGCGATTGCCTCCCATGCGTCGACGGGGTGGGCGGGCAGTGCTTGCCAATCGAACCCTTGCTTTTCGCCCATCACTCTTCCCCCAGCGCTTTGTCGATCATATCCATGAAGACATCACGCAATGAGCCGCCGTTCGCATCATAGCTCGCGTATGCCTCTTCGATCATCCCCTCACTCGGCTCGCGGATCGCGCGGAGGACGGCGCGGGCAGCGCGTTCGCATTCGTCGGCGTCAAGTAGCAAGCCGCAATCATGGACCGCCCGCGCTGCGCGTTCGATGATGGGGTTAGGCATGGCGAGCCTCGTCCGGATAAATAAGCGACGCGGCGAGCTTAATCCTGTCACCCCCCTCTTGACCAAGGCACTCGCGATACACGTCAACCAGAGCAGCCAGATAGCCAACCTGAAAGTCTGTATCTGGCGGATCGCCAAGATAGCATAGGATGCTCTCGCGAATGTAACGACCCGCTTCGCCGTCGCTGATGTGGGTGACAGAGTTAGGCACGCGATCCCTCCTGCGCCGGGATGGAGTATCTTTTTACAACCCGTCCACTGCTTGAACCTGGAGCTACTATCGTATCTGAAACCCATATCGTTTGATTGGATAGGCGGCGAATGTGCCCACTGCGATAATGCTCACGCACCTTGAACGAGCCGGAGAATTCATGCCGCCCGCTAGGTCGGCCGATCATCACATCCCCCACTTGGAGGGTGTAAAACTTATCAATAGGCATTTTGCCTGATCGAATGCGCCTAGAGTTCAAGCTTTTCGGCGCTTCATGTTCAACTTGGCGAACATTCCGACAAGCCAAAACCTGTAAAAACTCGAACGCTATCCGCACTTCCTCTGCCGTATCAGATGCGAATGCCTGATCCGCAGCCGCCGGACCTGAATGAAGTAGAATTTGATCCCACAAGTTTTTGAGCACGGTGACGCGCATGAATGGGAAGATTGATTGATGGTCCAACATCCATGATTCGCCGGGGAAGGTCGAACTGTTGCGCGGAGCTGTTGGGGTGTCGTATCTAACGAACGCAGCACAAGGCTGCGGGACCCACGCTTTCGCAGCATCATTAAAAGCAAAAATATAGACAAAAAAGCCGTTGGGTTCGCTCGCCTCATTCTGAACCGAATAGTGTTCCCCCACCCTCTCAACGTGTGCCTCATGACAAAGTATGTGGCGACGCGAGCTACTTCCCCGGCCAGCCATCGTCGCCGTCTCCGGGTAGGGAACCTCTAAGGATACCAACGGGAACGGCATTCTTTGAGGATACACCCCCTCTTTCAGCCCCTTGCCTTCGGAAAAGAACAAGCCTTTCTCGGGCAGAACAAATTTCCGAGAGCGCTGGATCATCCCGCGCCATGCGCCAAGACTGATCGCGTCCTCGTCCGCCCCATTGCGACGAAAATTCTTTTTCATTGCCGGGATGGCATCCACAACCTTCGCCGAATAATTCGGGCCGTTGTTGGACTTTTTGGAAAATGTGTTATCGGGCCGATCAGCCATTTCGAACGCTCCATGTTCGTGTGGTCAGGGTCTTCGGTGTTACCGCACCGGAGGCCCGCTTTGTAGCATAGACCGGTCCGCTCGCCTAAAGCTTTCTGCTTCTCGCGTACTCCAATGAAGGCGCGGCGGCCGTAATGGTGTCGATTGCTATTTGGCGAACACCGCTGGCCGTCAATTCGGCCCGGCCTTCTTTGCCGCGCTCCAAGACTTCAAGCCTCTTTCGAAAATCGGCCATTTCTGCGCGAACAGCCACTATCACAGGGTCGGTTTCTTTCGTCATCGTCATCACTCCAAAATAAGCACAGCAGCCTCGGTGCATCCGCAAAACGGAAGCTGGCTCGCGCGATCGTCCGGTGCCTTGCGGATCGTCTTGCCCTGATATTCCTTACCGACCCGCTCGGGGTTCTCGGTATAGAGCTTGCCATCGCGTGAAAGATGATCCTCACGAGGATGAAGCTTGCCCGAATGGACCCAGCGGAATTCCGAAATGCCGGATTGCCTGCGCCTCTCCGAATTGAGCGCGCCGGCCAGCTTCGACAATTGATCGGAGGCAATCCTGAGCGCCCGCCGTCGTTCGATCCCCACTGCCTCGCGTAGCTGGCGGGCAACATCACGCGACGGAGTGCGGTTCTGCAGTCCGCGGAACACGGCATCGCCCACCCGGCGGCGCGTTTCGTCCGACACTGATTTGATCAGGCCGGTGTTGCGAGCGATTGCCGCTTCAAGCGTCATCCGCATGTCGGGCGCGCCAATCATCGTCGAAAGGTCCACGCTCGTAGCTGAGAGGACGTTCGCCACCCAGCGGCGCCTATGCCAGCGCTCAACCGCAGCGGCCCACCGCTCCAACGCTATCGAGACGCGCAGCACGATCGACTGCGCTTCCGCTTCCGCCTGGCCAATCCGCGCTTCGACATCGGCGGGGCTGTCGGTCGTCATCTGGGCAAGGGTGCGATCGTACTCGGCAAGGATCGCGGGCAGGGCAGCTTCCCACGCCTGCACGACCGGACGATAGGCGGACTGCCAGAGGTTCGTCGCCTGCGTCGCCTGCGCCTTGATCGCGCGCATGGGGATGATGGTGCGGCGCGGGTTCTTCGCGCGGCGGGTCATGGCGGCGAGGTCGAGATTGGCCACCTCAGGCCTCCTCGATCTTACTCTTCCAATCCAAGTCCAACGGCTCGAAAATCTCAGGCCCGAACCGAAGCTCCCCAGAGTAAGGCACCAGTGTTTCGAGTTCGACGTCGCCCGCCTGATACGACAGCGTGACGTGCGGCAGGTATTCCGGCCAATCGTGCGAGCCGCCTGCTTCGACCATCTCGCGATGGCGGCTTTCCAGCGCCCAGCTGGCGAACTGCAATACGACTGCGCCTTCGTTGAAGCGCTCGAGGGCGCGGGGGCCGCCTGCCTTGATGGTCAACCCGCCGTTCTCTTCGCTCGTCCAGGTCTCTCCCATCTTCATCGGATCGACGGGCGAGCGGCTGTAGAGGATCGTGACGTGCATGTCCTCGGCGGCGAGGGTGGTTTCGAAGCCGTTCTTCTTCGCCCATGCTACCAAGTCGGCAGCGTTGAGCAGTTCGCGCTTCACGTAGAGTGGGCGCGGCGCAGCATCATTGGCGGCAACCCGGCGCGGCG